TGTAAGTTTAAACCCCTTACAAGTGATTTTTCAAGAGGTGCTATAAGAGTGTTAATCTGATCATCATTTAATCCATTACCCCTCAATACCAAATCTTGAAGTGGTTTATCCATATTACCCAGTTCTAGCAAACTCATACCTCTGTTTGTTGCAGCTAATCCACCTCTATGTGTTTCACTGAATGCACCATAATTTTTAGCAAAATCAGCTTCTACTGGATTAATAGCATCAGTTCCAGGCATGGGAGGTATAACTCCTCTTCCTACTCCTCCTTTTCCTAATTGAGCATCCATATGAATCTCAATAACTTCATACCCCTGATCCTCAAGAGCCTTAAGTCTATTCATTTGTTCAACAAATCCCGCATCAGTATTTGGGATCTCATCATGCATATCCATCAGTCTGACAGGAATATCAGGTCCGTATTTTGCTTGTAAGTTTTCTACGGCTCTTCTTGCTAGAACTCTTACTAACTCCATCTCACCGGGAGCTCCCTCACCTGCAGCATGACCAGGTACAATAATGTATCCCTTAGATCCCGCACCACCACCCATACCAAAGTTTCCAATTGGTGTGGATCCCTGTCTACCGAGACCTGGTACCTCACCACCATCAAACATTCCAGGAACCTTACCAAACTTAGGTGTGTTATTCCCACCAGCCATGGCATTAGCAGCAAGAAGATTGTCAGCTCCGAACATATCGACAGCCTTCTTACTGAACATAATCTCACCAGGTTGAGCAGCAATCAGCTGTGTGTCATTACCCATACCTGTGATCTTCATACCTGACCTACCATCAATGGCTCCTCCGTCAAACAGAGAAAGGTTATTAATATTGATTACTTCACCACCACCCTCTTGTTTCTGAAACAATCCAAACCCAGCAGGAATGTTAGGAACATTTGGTATTTTTATATGTGGAATGTTAGGGAAAGTGATGTTTGGTATAGGTATAACCTTTTGAATTTGTTTTAGTGCATTCTCAAGATCTTTTAAACCCGCATTAATTCCATCAATAATAGTATTGGTAGGGAAGAATATGATTGTACTTACAAAGTCAATTATATCATTCACAAATGGTATCAATGTGGAGTTAAGAAAGTCCGTGATACCCTTGAATGCTTTACCGGGATCTTTAATGAAATTAAGGAACCCTAGTACAGCACCTCCCAACAATACATTTGTAAGGAAGTTACCTATCATATCAAAGATACTGGTGACAGGTTTTATTTTTTTCTCTGCAGTATCCTTTACCTTTGATTTTGTTTTATCTTCTAGTTGCGCTTCGGTCTTCTTAAACCCAGCAGTCTCTTCCTTCTTGGCAGCATCTCTTGCAGCTTGTCTTTCAAACTCAAGCTTCTTTTTATTAATCTCTAGAATTTTCTGAAGGTTCTTCTCTATCTCTTCCAATGATTTGGAGAGAGGAAGTAATTGCTGTTGAGTATCCTCTTCTATCTCTGTCTTTATATTGTCAGGACTACTAGTCTCACCAGCAGAGAGAAGTAACTTATCGGACTGAACTTTCTTTGGTTTTGGGGTGGGTGTGGGTGTGGTTTTCTTCTCACCCCTGAACCCAGAGGCTGTTACCTTTTTCTTTGGGTTAAACTTACCCTTCTTACCTTTTGATTTCTTTAGTGCTTGTTTGAGAGCTTCAGTGTCACCTTCCTTCTCTTCCTTACGCTTACCAATACCTTGTGCAGCAAAATATTCTTTTAAGAGTGTAGCAAATTGTTCGTAGTCTAACTCAGCTTCGTAATCCTCGATACCAAGTAGTTCTAATACTCTATCCTCTATCTCTAAACTATCAACCTTATCATCTTTCTTATCTACAGCTTCAGTGACTACCTTTACTAAGGCACTCATCTTTTTCTTATCTTCTTTCTTCTTCTTATCGTTATCCTTTACTTCTTTTTGAATAGATTTAATCAGTTCGTCTAGACCCGCTGGTTCCTCAGCACTATCCTTCCCTTGCTGCTGAAATTCTTGAATCAACTTCTCAGCAGCTGCCTTCTTACCACCAGTTTTGTTTGCGACCTTCTTACCCTTTGCAGGGCCCTGGCCTCTCACAATCTTCCTAGCCATTCCTTTGCTTCATTTTTTGTTCCTCATCCTCTAAGTGTTCTTGAAGTAGAGCAACATAGATGTCCCTTTCCCAGGGCATCATGTTTTCAATCTCAGTTAATGAATATTTATGGTACTGCATGAGGGCAAAGTTTAACCTAAAGTAATTCTCTAGGTCCATATGGACTAGGGCTACCCGAAAAAACTAGATAACCCTTCCAGAACAACAGTACTCTTGACTTTAGTGACAGGGTTCTTGATCTCCACTGTATGAGATAGTCGTGGCATGGTCTCAAAGAACTTTTCAATCTGTTTGAACTGAGCCGAACTCATCTGCTCTAAGAACTCGATGACCTCTTTCTTAGATACATCTGCAGTAGACCACACCTCTTCCTCATTGTAAATCTTATCGATACAGGTAGCGATAAGTTCAAATGACCTGTCCACACTACTATCTTCAAAGTCGAAATTGTTCTTAATAAATTGGTCCAAAGAAGGATACTTCATCTCCATCATCAGACTATCGTCAAGACGAATTTGTTTATCGTGGTTTGGATTCTCAACAACTTTAATATCTTCAAGGTCAATCTTCACAGGGATGGAGGTCTCACCATCGTCAGGAGCAATGATATTAACTTCAACCTCCTCACCGACAGACTTACCTCTGATATTAAGGAACAAGAACTCAATATCAAAAGTAGGTAATTCCTCTACCTTGATACCTCTTGTAGAGATACAACTTTTTATGACTGTCTTAATGGCCGTCGTGATGTGTTTAGTATCCTCACTTTCCAATGCGAGGACCAATAACTTCTCTTCCTTAACTAGGAATGGTCTAAACTTAATCTTCTGTTTGGTAGAAGGCAACTCAAGTTCATAAGTTGGAGTAACAATCTTTGGTAAAGGCATAATATCTTATAAAGATTTCAGTAATAATATTTAGTTGCGTTTTTTACGTTTTGGTGTTGGGATGCCAAGGTCAACTTCAGTCAAGACTTTAAACTCAATACCATTATCCTTTGCATACCCATCTGCAGCATTCCATTTGGCCTGGTTGATAGCGTAGGTTGTTGCTTCTCTGATAAAAGTCTTCGTAACCTTACCTGGTTTTTTCGTTGGTTCCTTACACTGTTTGGCGGGTTTAATTTCTATAATATATCGACATACCCTACCATCCTTGTGTCTTATTTGTACAATACCATCGGGATAGTATCGATGAACTCTATTATCAACTGGATGAACGTAAGGAATACTAAACTCCTCCGATGCATACTTTATGACAGAATCGTTCCTGTCACACCACTTGAGAAAGTGGAGTTCCCAACTACTTCTATAACATATGTTTCTCACATCCCCCATATATTTTTCAGGATGCAGAGGGTGGAACCTACCTTGATGGTACTTAGAATCCCTGGGCATCAGTTATACATAGTATAATAATAATAAGTATTTAGATGGCGGCCACTCAGAGAGTTCCAAATCCTACTCCGATTAAGACTCATGAACTTAGGAGTAGGATACTGAATGTCGCTACTCCGAATAATTATTTGGTGAGATTTGCGCCACCTGCAGCAGTGCAAGCTTTTATGAAAGCCAGGGGAGAATCTTATACTGATATAGGAACTGACATTGAACTAAGGTGTATTAGAACTACCACACCCGGTACATCATTTCTGACTCACTCCGTTGCAAATGATTATCCGGGTGTAGTAGAAGAAATACCATATAGAAGAGCATACGAAAATAGTATTGATATGTCATTTATTGTAGATAATAACTACGATACACAAGTCTTCTTTGAGAACTGGGTCGATTATATGAGTGGAATTGGTAGATTTGCTACCAGAGAAGATTACAGAGATAATGCTGGTGCAAACTTTAGAATGAGTTATTATGGTGGTGGTACGGAGGGTTATAAAACTAAAATCTTTCTGACAAAATTTGAAAAGGATGTATCAAATCTTGAGAACATCAAGAAGTCCCGTAAGAACAAGAAGGGTCTTCGATATACATTAATAGATGCATATCCTAAACAAATAAATAGTATGGAGCTCAACTACGGGCCCGCTGATGAGTTCTTGAGACTGGCTGTCACCTTTGGTTATTCACGTTACGTAAGCGAAAGAATTAATCTCAAATGAAATCTTTTCATCAGTTTCAAGAAGACTCTACTTCAGATACTCAGGCAGCCATTGGTTCTCCCGGTGGTATAGATTCTTCTGCTCCTAATATAGAGAATAAGTTTAATACATTTAAAAAGAGACCAAAGACAGGTATAGCTAGAGCTGCTTGGAACAAATCAAGAGAACTGGGTAAAGGTGCTGTTGATAAAATAAAAGGTAGATTGAATAGACCAAAACCAACAAATGATGGCCCAGGAGAACAACCTGCAAGAGAACCAGGTAAAGGTGCTGTTGATAAAATAAAAGGTAGATTGAATAGACCAAAACCAACAAATGATGGCCCAGGAGAACAACCTGCAAGAGAACCAAATACATATCGTCAGAAGAGTCAACAAAAACAACTTCCACCAGGTGCTGAGAAAAGAGCTTTACCACCA